CTTGTACGTACAACTGAGTACGAATTGGACTTTCCTTTACCCACTCCTGAAACTTACCATCACCTACGATTTCTAAGTAATCAGGATGTGCCGCTTTAAGTTGTTGAGTTGTAACATTAGCCTGTTGTACGGCCTGCTGCTCTTCAAACTGTCGGAACTTAGGATGGTTTTCAATAGCTTTACTGACTGCTTTATCAGGGTTATCAAAAAAATCAACCTCTTCTTCTTCTTCTTGCGGCTCTTGATTAGTCCCGTTTTGATTAGTCGTAAGTTGTTGTTTAAGAATTTGATCGGTTAACTGGCGAAGCTCACCTACTTCCTGTCCTTTCCTACCCAATTCCTTTTCCAAGTTTTCATACGAACTAACAATGTCTGTAATCGACTTGCCTTTAAATTTATCGGGGAGTTCCGGTTCTTGAGATTGTTCCTCCTGTATTTCAGTTGGAGTCTCTTCTGCTTGAATATCGGAAAACTGGTTCGTTTCTTCGGGAGTTTCGACCTTCTCCTCAACAACTACACTACTCATAATACTGACCTCCGTCTATAAAGATTGTGGAGTGGTTACACAATAACTGGGATTAGATTATTCTAATTGATCCAGTGCTAATTTGGTAGTCTCCTCTAAATTAATAATCATATTTAGAATATCTACCTGTCCTCTTCTGAGGAATAAAGTTTTTTCGTCTTCTATAGTTTGTATGTTTTCCAAAGACTGAGCCATGTCCGTTAGCTCTTCTGTAAAGATTGTCCATGCCTCTGAGGAAAACAAGTCAATTCGTTTTTCTAATACTTCTCTATCAGTTAGCATTTGCCATACGTGCTTTGGCTAGATTAAGAATTGTTTCCGATTGAAGATGTTCAATCTCTGGAATATTACGTATTGTTTCCGACTTAACATTTGCAGTGTCAATGCGTAGTTTTTCAATCCTAGCCATCTTCTCTGCCAATGCAGCTTGACGTTCAACAAGAGCATCTTCCGACTGCTTATCTACAACTTCACTCTGGAACTTAGCAGCATGAGCCATGTCTTTAGTTGCACTTGCCTTCATCTCTTCAATTTCCATTTGCAACTTCATAAGCTCAAGCTGTTGTGCTACCTGTTGAACTTGTTGCGCTTGTGGATCAGGTTGCATCATTTGAGCAATAGCTTGTTGCATTTGATCTCTGTTCGATAGGGAACTGTTTTCAAATATGGAAAGTAGAAGCATTGCAAACGGGGGCGTTCCCGGTTGTGTCATGGAAAGCAACTGTATCATTTGTGTCATCTCCAGTTCCTTTGCCATAATACCCATTGAGGAATAAGCAGTAAACTTATAATCACTTGCAGGGTATCTGGTTGGATCAAACTGCATATAACGGAAAGCAGCTTTCTCAACTAGAGGAATCAGGAAGTTTTCCTGAAAGTTCATAATGGTACGCTTTTGACGTTTAATGGACGCTGCCTGAAGCATAGACATACCAGATGCAGTTGAGTTACGTGGATTAGAGAAATTAGAGTTGGCGGTGTCCATTGCTCCTGTACCCATCTGCACCATACGCTCAAGCTCTGCGGCTTCTCTAAACGTATTTTGGCTGATATCCCCAAAGGTCAAAGGCATTAGAGTCTGACGTGGATCGCCATTCGTAAGAATGGTTTTACCCGCCTTAACTTCAAATTTAACACCACGGGGTAAACGTGTAGCGTCTACTCCCAACATTGGATGCGTAGTTAGAGCAAGAGCATCAATACGTGCGCGTAGTTCCGCATCAAGAGCCTTTTGTGGATTGTAACCTTTTTCAGCAATACCTCTACCCCAGAACTTATTTGGAACACGATCATGCTGATAAGCTACAAATGGACGATCACCCATTAGATAAGGATTACGAGTTGCTTTGAGAACACAGTGGTCATTAGCAATAACGACTACAGCTTCAACTAATTCATCCTCATCATAGTCAAACTCATCGGCTAAACCCTCATCTTTTTCCTCTAGGTATTTTACTGGAACCCGGCCCCAATACTCTATAATTTTAACTTTATGGTCGTCTGAATTGTCGTATCCCATTTCATCTTCATAACCTAAGTCCATCTGCTCATAGTTACCAATAGGCTTGTCTTCATAAATACCAGCTTTAACTGCCTCAACAATTTCATATTTAGGTTTGGTAACGATTTGAGCTACACCCAGTGCTTCCTCAATAGTAGTGGCACAGGGATCAATAACAAATTCTTTAGGCGTTAGTGACTCAATTTTAACTTTGATAATTTCCTTTTCATTTACAACGGTATCAGTTGTTAGAGTATTGGGAATGGGAGATTCCATTGGAACTCTAGTTGTTTCTTCAGTAACATTAACCTTAGCAATACCCGTTCCGTATATAGCACCGTTTAGTAAAGCCTCAACAATACCATCTTTAACTTTATAAAGATTTAAATCTTCCTGTAGGTTTCTACGAATTATAGCAATGTCAACAGGATTTTGATCTCCAACATCATCACGTACATCAAACCACTGTTCCTTACCAAAGATAGCTTCCTCAAGTTCCGCTACGGTAGCTTCAATAGCTTGTTGAGTTGCTGGGGAAATTAACCTAGACTTTTCCGAATCTCTAGTTTTATCTTCATAAGACCAAACACCTCGCCAAATACGATAGTATTCATCCCACTTTTCCATGTAGTTTGTATTACGATGATCTTCCCAAGCCTCTATTCGATCCATAATCCAAGCAGCAAGAGATGCTTTCGGATCGTTATAAGCGATGTCGTTAGTATCCTGATACATTATCTAATGGTTCCCATTCGTCTAAGTCTATGGATTGTGCAAAGTCTGCAACTGATACTTGGTCAATGTAAGCTAACGAGTCCAAAAGATCGTCATGAGATAACGAACTTGGGAAGTCAAGCATTTGTGAAATGAAGTGATAATTCCAATCAGCTTTACGTAACTGGATTTTACCATGTTCCATACGACCTTGAAGCGCCCACACAATACGATCCTGCTTTTTCTTACCACCGTGCGTAACGTCCGTAACATTTATCCAACTTCCTCTACTACGCATTTCATCTTCAAGGTAGGGCATGATTGCATTTTTTAATGATCCAGATTCAATTCCAACAATACTTGCACTAACATCTTCCGCTGCTGTTAAAATCTTTTCCGCTGTTTCCTTAATGCCCCATCGACCATGTAGTATATCTCTAACGTACCATTCATCTTGAGATATTTTTACAATGGAAATTGCTGTTTCATCAAGCCTGGAAGATTTAAGACCTCGTTCTCTGGATGACTGTTCAAATCCTGCTGGATCAACTGAGATAACATATTGACCTGAAACAACTGAATCATCTTCAAATACTTTATCGTCAGCGTATCGAACCCATTCCTCTTTAAATACACCGCCTGAAAATGATTCAAATGTTGCTTCAAACTCTTGTCT